GTGGTATATTGACGGACGTTTGTATTATCATGTTATGATTGATGAGAATAATCTCAAACAAGGAATTGTTGAATTACGTTACATTGATCCTCGCAAAATTCGTCGTATCAAAAACGAGATTAAAGAAAAAACACCACAGGGTGTCGAAGTTATAAAGAAGATCGAAGAATACTATCTTTATAACGACAAAGGTATTACAGAGAGTACCACACAGGGTATTAAGTTATCCTTAGATTCGGTTGTTTATGTACCATCAGGATACATGGACGCAAATACTGGAATGATGATGTCTTATCTTCACAAGGCAATCAAACCAGTTAACCAATTAAAGATGATTGAAGATTCTTTAGTCATCTATCGTATTAGTCGTGCACCTGAGCGTAGAATTTTTTACATTGATGTAGGTAACTTACCTAAGGTTAAAGCTGAGCAGTATGTTCAGGATATCATGAACAAGTTCCGTAACAAGATTGTTTATGATGCAACAACTGGTGAAGTACGTGATGATCGTCGTCACTTGTCAATGATGGAAGACTTCTGGATGCCACGTCGTGAAGGTGGTAAGGGTACTGAAATTACTACACTTCCAGGTGGTCAGAATCTAGGTGACATCGAAGACATCCAGTATTTCCAGAACAAATTGTATCATGCTCTAAACGTGCCTGTTGGTCGTTTGCAAGAGCAGCAGGGTTTCTCGATTGGTCGTTCAGTTGAGATCTCTCGTGACGAAATTAAGTTTCATAAGTTTGTTGGTCGTCTTCGTAAAAAGTTTGCCAACCTATTCACTGATGCTTTATTCGTACAGTTAGTTGCTAAGAATATTATTCGTCCCGATGAGTGGGAAGAATTAAAACAAGATATTAAGTATGACTTTATAGAAGACAATCATTATTCTGAGTTAAAGGATAATGAGATTCTTAATACTAGACTTGCTAGTCTGCAATTAGTAGAACCATATATTGGTAAGTTTTATTCTATGGATTGGGTTCGTAAGAATATCCTACAGATGAATGAACAACAAATTGAAGAAATGAATAAGCAGATGGAAGAAGATGGTGAAATTCAAATGAAGCATGCTGAGATGGATGGCGCAGTTGCTGCAGCTGCACAGGCAGCTCAACAGAACTTCTTACAAGCGAATGCACCTCAGGCACTTGAAGCACCAGCAGATAATAACCAAGGAGCAACTCAATGAGTGAAACAGTGAATAATTTAGTAAATGCAATTAAATCAAAAGATGCTATGGGTATCGAAACTGCATTCCAAGCAGCAATGGCAGAAAAGATCTCTGCTAAACTAGACGATATGCGTCAAGATGTTGCACAGCGTATGTTTAAGACGCAAGATGCAGAAGCACCTTCTGATGAGCCAACAGTAGAAACAGAAACAGAAGTAGAATAATGCGTTACTACGAATTAACAAAGTCGCTAAAGAGATCTGATGTTGTTGAAAGCATCAGATCATATTCACATCTGATTGAAAAGACATCAGAAGATAAGATTTTGATTAATGGTGTAGAAACAAAGTATAAGAGCTTGGAAGAAGCCAAAGATTTTATCAAACAAGAATATATCTCGCAAAAATTAGAAGAACAAGTATCAAAAGAATCATACGATGAGTTATCAGACGAAAAGGTCGCTAGTATCATTAAAGAATACCACGATGTAAAAGTTACAGATACATTAATCGAAACATATATCAAACTAGCTTCTTCCAACATTTTTAGCGTAGATCCAGTCGTTCAAGATATTCGCTCTTTGAATAAACTTGACAGAATAGTAGAAGGTAAAATCCACTATGTTCTTGCCGATGAATCTATTGTTGCAATTAATCCACAAACGCAAGATCACCTAAATAAGTTATTAGGTAATCAAACAGAGATTATCGAGTATATGAGAGAGTCGAAAGAGAACTTCCTTCATGTGCTTGAACAAATAGAGGAATAAAAATGGCTGTCCTATTTACTACAGTTAAAAATACTAACCAAGAAACAGTGATTCATTTTGATACAGTTGCTGCTGAATCTGGCACTATCACAATCGCTAACTTAGCTGCTTCTTCACAGGCTCGTAACTCTGATGCCCCAGCAGTTAACATCGTTAAGTTTTTCTGCACTGGTCAATTGACTTCTGCTCTTCGTATTGTACGTAATGGTAAAAACATTATTGCTTGCGCTCCAGAAAACGCACCAATGTTAGAACTCAATGAAAATGGTTTTGTTGACAACATCAACAACACATATGACATTGTTGTTACTAATGAAGTTGCTAAACCAGTTACAGGTTATATTGTTCTACGTAAAGTTGCTGGTTGGGATACTAAAGTTGAGACTGCTAC